CGGCTGCGGTGTATCAGCGAAGGCATATGCCGAAACAGCTAAAACAGCAAAAGAGGTGTCCTGGATGTTGGCCGACAGAATTGCAGGGTTAAGCCTGAGCGACTGGGCAATTATTGTCGGTATTGCATGCACTGTTATCACCTGTGCAGTGAACTGGTATTACAGGAAAAAGGAAAGGGAGGACCGGCTTAATGGCAATGCCACCAAAGCTGAAGAATAAACTGAGCGCAGCGGTCGTTGGTCTGATTCTTGCGGGGGCTTCCGCACCCGTTATTCTCGATCAGTTTCTGGATGAGAAAGAGGGTAACAGCCTGACGGCATATCGCGACGGCGGCGGAGTGTGGACCATTTGCCGTGGCGCCACGATGGTTGACGGTAAGCCAGTAGTTCAGGGTATGAAGCTGTCTTCTGAGAAATGCGCCCAGGTGAACGCCATAGAACGCGACAAGGCGCTGGCGTGGGTTGAGCAAAATATCAAGGTACCCCTGACCGAACCACAGAAAGCCGGGATCGCATCTTTCTGCCCATATAACATCGGCCCCGGAAAATGTTTCCCGTCTACGTTCTATAAGCGAATAAATACTGGCGACCGTGAAGGCGCCTGTGAAGCGATCCGCTGGTGGATTAAAGACGGCGGCCGCGATTGTCGCCTGACAAAAGGTCAGAAAAATGGCTGTTACGGTCAGGTAGAGCGACGGGATCAAGAAAGTGCGCTGACATGCTGGGGGATAGACCAGTGAATAAAATATTTGCTGTGCTGCTGCTGGTGGCCGGTGCGTTTCTTGCCGGAAGCGTCTGGAGCGACCGTGGCTGGCAGAAGAAATGGGCGGAACGCGACAGCGCTGAATCCTCTCAGGAAGCTAATGTCCAAATTGTCGCCCGTATTATTGAACAGGGGCGAATTATTGCCCGTGATGAGGCCGTTAAAGATGCACAAGCACAAGCCGCTAAAGCAGCTGCTACTGCTGCTAGTCTGTCTGTTACTGTTAGCCAGTTGCGCAACGAAGCAACCAAACTTGCCATCCACCTGGACGCCGCAAAGCACACCGCAAATATTGCCGCTTCCGCCAGAAGCAAAACAGCCGGAGCCGACGCCACAATGCTTGCCGACATGTTCGGAAGTATTACAGCAGAAGCTAAATATTATGCTGAGATTGCTGACGACCGCTTCAATGCCGGATTGACTTGTGAAAGCATTTATGGGGCCATAAGGAATACTAATAGTGGACCGCATAGAAAGATGCTGAATAAAGCGAAAAATTAAGAGGTTAGTACTTTTTATAGGTACTACATTTGAATTGTCCAATGAATGAAATACGACTCGTCCGTGAGTCAAAAATCCCTGACAACTTAGGGTGATAGATAAAGGTCTTAAGCAGCATGGCATAATTTTCAATTTTAGCCATTTAAAATAATTTTTATGTTCAAAATCATGGGTGATTTCCTTACAAAACTAAACCTTGCTATGTTTGGTTAATCATGCGTTAATGAATCTCTGGTTTGTTACGAATTTATCTGAAGCAGTCGCTGTAATAATTTTATTTCTTGTTCCTGTTGAGATTTCCTTGTTAGCTTTTCTCTCTGATAATTTTTTTCGGACCATTCTGCCCAAGGGCTCACTCAATTAAGGTAATTATTATGTCTAATAAAATGACTGGTTTAGTTAAATGGTTCAATCCTGAAAAAGGTTTTGGGTTTATCACCCCTAAAGATGGCAGTAAAGATGTGTTTGTACACTTCTCTGCTATCCAGAGCAATGATTTCAAGACACTGAATGAGAATCAGGAAGTAGAATTTAGTGTTGAACAGGGACCTAAAGGCCCCTCAGCAGTTAATGTCGTGGCTGTATAAGGGTACTGTTATCACTAACAATATTCACTTCAGATGCCCGTGTTGTCACGGATCTCAGTACAGAACGTCAAGCTTTGATGTTACTGAAAAAAATCCTTTCGGAGCAAAATGTATTTTTTGCAAATCAACAATGATAACATTTGATAATGTTGCACTATACATTCGCTCTAGTCAGTCTTCGTTAGATTTTAGAAAATAAATTTCAGGCTCCTTATGGAGCCTTTTTTGTATGCTTAACCGTTCATTTATGTAAGAACCATCACGGTATAATTATGAAAAAAGTAATTGTTTTTTTTAACTCCGAACCAGCAGTAGTTGTATCCGTAATGAAGGGTATTACAACGATAATGCGTGAGTTTCCTAATGGGGAAAAAGCTCATCTACCCGTGATGTCTGCGGGATTTCCATCTCTGACAGGAGACCATAAAATAGTTTATGTAGCCTCCGATCGTGATGTCAGTTCCGAAGAGATTCTCGAAGCAGCATCGAAGCTTTTGAAATGATATCTGATGGTTTCGTTATCGACCCAGATTTCAGCTCAGCGGTTTGTGTGGTTTGTGAGCTATTATTGTATGAGGATTGTACTGCAACCTCTTGATTATTGGGTCTTTCCATTCTATCTTTTAAGCATGTCAGCGCTTTTAAAAGTGCTCCATGGGGAATGTAACATGCCTGGCGTGGATATGTTAGAGATCAAGAGAGGTAAACAATGAACGTTGAAGATTTAAAAAGAAAAACTGAAGCGGATATTTCTGAATTCATTACGAAAAAAATTATTGAACTCAAAAAAAAGACAGGAAAAGAAGTTTCCGACATCCAGTTTACTGCCCGTGAAAAAATGACTGGGCTTGAAAGCTATGATATTAAAATTACATTAATTTAATAGTTATAAGACTCAATTCGAGTGAAAAAGCATTACCTTTCAAGGTAATGCTTTTTTATTTCTGTCATAAAATTAAGAACGTTGTCAAAGCCTTCGCTTCTAATCATAGATTTTCTGGTCGGGTCCTCCTGGTGATTCTGACCACCGAGGGGCTGCAGTTGCGCGGGATTTGGAGCATTTTTGATTTTTCACGCAACCATTTCAGCATTTGATGCTGATGACGGTAACACTATCCCCGTTTGGTTGCATTCTCTGATTCAGAAGAACACAGTGTGCTTCAACTTGACTGAGCAGCCATTACAGCAGGCATTCACTGAGCGCTTGCTGTAATGTTAAACATTAAAATTTGTATTTATTTCTTATCGTTACAATCAGGGATCATCCTCAAAAGAGTGTTATCTTTCTGGACGTAGTGATGAAATAACGCTGCACCAGCATGCGCTGCGATTAAAAAATATCCGATGTTTGCCAGTGTTTCGTGAATATCTTTGATAAGTGATTTTGTTTCCTCGTCAGGAGTAACGAACGATACAACGTTAAAACCTAAGAAACTCCAGTTCTTTCCACCGTAAGCCATAATTGCAATACCTAATAATGGTAGAGCCAAAAAAGAAATGTAGAGCAGGATATGCATTATTTTAGCAGCCACCATCTGCCATGCAGGCGGGGGCGGGGTGATAGCTGGGTCATGATACTTATGTTTAATAATTAACCGTATTATCATTAAAAACCAGACAAATACCCCGGCATTGTAATGTGTTTCTTTCATGAGAAGGTAGGTGTTGCTGCCTTTGGGAAACCATCCGCGCAGCTCCATAGCCGCATAGGTTATCGCTATTAACATAAGAGTTAGCCAGTGTAAGCGAATCTGAATTTTTGAGAATCTAATCATTATTCTTGCCTCAAACAGTGTGTTACATCGAACATAAAGCATGGAGCTTAACAAATCCTTATTTTCGTTGAGAGATTAAGAATCTGTTATTCCATTGACCGCATGAGAATGTTTTGATAATCATTCTCATTTTTTTTGGCCTTTCTGGTAATCCTGGTTGTTACGGGGTGGCGACCGTGCATATTCTCGCTATTTATGAATATTCTCCGCTAGATGCCATTTCCGTTTTTCTCTCCGAGTACAACATAATTTGTATCCAACAAACAGGACTATGCCGATGCCAGCGCGCGCTAAACACCCATGCCGACACAAAGGGTGTGCGGCAATCACCAACGATGTCAGCGGATATTGTGACCAACACCGACAGCAGCATGCTGGCGATGGCTGGCGTAACTATCAGGCAGGTAAGAGCAGACAAGAACGTGGTTATGGGCGGTCCTGGGAAATCATACGGGAGCGTATCCTACAGCGTGATCAATTCCTGTGTCAGAACCATCGTCGGCAGAAGATAGCGAAGAAAGCAACCAGCGTTGACCACATAATCCCAAAAGCTCATGGCGGTACTGATGACGATTCCAATCTTGAGTCGTTGTGTTGGGAATGCCACAGAGCGAAGACGGCAAGAGAGCGTATCCGATGAGTTATACCCATTACATATACTGTGGGCAGAGTGTCTATTTTTCGAATTCCTGTTCGCACAATGCGAGCAGTTGTAGTCGCGGCATTCGAATTACGATTTTTATCTCGATTAAATCAGACGCATGTCTGGGGAAGGGGGGATCAAATCCCTGACCCCTTTCGCGCTTCAGGACTGCCGCCTGAAGGCCATTTTTGCACGTCATAAATAAGGATCTTTTTTCCGGTAGGTTTTACCTATTAAAAGAGGAGTTATGGCTGGTGGAATTCGATCGTCTGGAGGGGGGAGAAAACCCATCTTACCCGCCGGGCAAAAAAGTAAATTAACCCGAATTGCACCTCCTGCAGAGTTAATGGGGGAGGCTGCTATCAGAATGTGGAAGACCCAAAGCAAAATCCTGATCGAAAGAGGCGTATTTGAACTTGAAGATGCCCCCTTACTTTTAGCCTACTGCAATGCCTTCCATCTCATGCTTGAAGCTGAAAAATTACTGGCTTCAGGACTGACAACTGAAAGTGAAATGGGAGGATTAAAAAAACACCCTGCAGTTAACGTCCGAAATGATTCAGTTTCCCAGATTGCCCGTCTGGGCTCACTTCTGGGGTTAGATCCGCTCAGCCGTATCAGAATGACCAGTGGCAGAAATGCTCCTGACGATGACGGGAATGAATTTGATGAGTTTGACTGATGGCTACATATCCGAACGTCAATGCAGCGAACCAGTATGCAAGAGATGTTGTTGGCGGGAAGATCCTAGCTTGTCAGTTAACTGTGCTTGCCTGTCAACGACACCTTGATGATTTGGAACGTGCGAAGGATCCTGCCTGGCCTTACCGGTTTGATAAAAACAAGGCCGAGCGATTTTTGCGCTTTGCTCAGAAGATGCCTCATACGGCCGGTGAATGGGCCAGGAAGAAACTACGCATAGAATTTGAGCCCTGGCAAAAGTTTGCTCTTGGTGTGCCATTTGGTTGGGTTAATAAGAAGTCCGGATTCCGCCGTTTTTCTGAAATATATATTGAGGTTCCCAGGAAAAATGGGAAGTCCGCAATTGCAGCTGCCGTTGGTAATTATATGTTTTGCGCTGATGGGGAACATGGTGCAGAAGTGTACTGTGGCGCCACTACAGAAAAACAGGCCTGGAAAGTCTTCTCTCCCGCTCTACAAATGGTAAAAAAACTCCCTGCATTGCGACAAAAATACTCAGTCAAACCCTGGGCGAAGAAAATGACCCGTCCGGATGGCTCTGTTTTTGCGCCAGTCATCGGCGATCCTGGTGACGGCGATTCCCCTTCATGTGCAATTATTGATGAATATCACGAGCACCAAACAGATGCTCTTTATACGACTATGACAACAGGAATGGGGGCAAGGGAACAACCTATCACTCTGATCATTACAACTGCGGGTTATGACATTACTTCTCCGTGTTATGAGAAACGTGCGCAGGTGGTGGAAATTCTGCGCCGGAATCGGGTGGGGGAAGAAAATGAAACGATTTTCGGTATTATTTACGGTCTTGATGATGATGACGACTGGACAAAACCTGAAGCATTAATCAAAGCAAATCCAAACTTTGGCATTTCCGTAAAAGAACACTTCCTGCGCGCAAAACAATTGCTTGGAATATCTAACCCCAGCCAGACGAACAAAATTCTTACCAAGCATTTTAACCGATGGGTAAGTGCCAAGACGGTTTTCTATGATCTGCAAAAATGGATGGCTGCAGCGGACAATAGTCTCAAGTTGTCTGATTTCGCCGATGAAGATTGCTGGTTGGGGATAGACCTTGCGTCCAAGGTTGACCTGAATGCGGTCGTACCAGTATTCAGACGGGAAGTGGATGGTATTACGCATTTCTACTGTGTCAGTCCGATGTTCTGGGTGCCTGAAGATACGGTTTACTCACCAGATCCCACATTGAAAACCACTTCTGACCGCTATCAGTCATTTGTTAAACAAGAGGTTCTGATACCGACAGAAGGTGCGGAAGTGGACTATCGGCTTATTTTTGAGTCAATCCTTCAATTACGTCAGCGTGTAAAAATCGTTCAGTGTCCTATTGATCCTTACGGTGCAACATCATTACGACACATGCTTGAAGAGGAGGGGCTGGAGCCAGTTGAGATCAGGCAAAACTTCACCAACATGAGTGACCCAATGCGTGAAATCGAGGCCGCGCTTGCATCAGGACGTTTTCATCATGACGGCAACCCTATCATGAACTGGTGCATCCAGAATGTTATTGGGCGTTATTTGCCTGGAAGCGATGATATTGTCCGCCCCGGCAAGGAGGGGAAGCAAAATAAAATTGATGGTGCTGTAGGATTACTTATGGGGATCGGACGGGCCATGCTGAACAGTACAGTAAGTAAATCGGCTTATGATGAGGAAGATATTACATGTTAATCACAGTCCTGAGTTTTATTCTCGGCCTCGTTGGTGTCGGCTTATTGTCGACCGGTGCCTGGCTTATTTCACCCTCCGTCGGATTTATTACTGGCGGTTTGATTTGTCTGCTGTGGTCGTTTTTAATTGCGAGATCCTTATCTACAGGATTTCACAAACCAGGGGGTGAGTAATGTTTATCCCCCAGATGTTTCGGGGTAAATCGCGATCAGGAAGTGGATTCTGGGAAACCATGCTGGGAGGAGTGAGTTCGAGTCAGAGTAAGGCTGGGATAATCATAACTCCTGAAACTGCGATGGCATTATCAGCTGTTCGGGCATGTGTAACTCTTCTGGCTGAATCTGTAGCGCAACTGCCGTGTGAGCTTTACAGACGAGGTGCTAACGGAGCCCGTAAGCGAGCTACTGACCACCCCGTTTATGATCTTGTACATTCCCAGCCTAATAAAAAGGACACCTCTTTCGAGTATTTTGAGCAACAACAGGGCTTGTTAGGGCTGGAGGGCAATTGTTACTCGATTATCGACAGGGACGGGAAAGGTTTCCCGAGGGAATTAATCCCGGTTAATCCCAAAAAAGTCATCGTCCTGAAAGGGCCAGACGGGATGCCCTATTATGAACTCCCCGAAATTGGCGAAACGTTGCCAATGCGCATGATGCATCATGTGAAAGTATTTTCGCTCGACGGTTATATCGGCAGTTCTCCAATCCAGACAAATGCGGATGTACTTGGGTTAAACCTGGCTGTGGAAGAACATGCTGCTCAGGTTTTTCGTCGAGGTACGACGATGAGTGGTGTTATTGAGCGTCCAAAAGAAGCCGCGACAATAAAAAACCAGGATGCAATAGACAGACTGCTGGCAAAATGGACGGATCGTTATTCTGGTGTCAGGAATGCTTTCTCTGTTGCACTCCTCCAGGAGGGGATGAGTTATAAACAGTTATCTCAGGATAACGAGAAAGCTCAATTATTGCAGTCCCGACAATGGGGCGTGGAAGAAGTGTGCCGGCTCTATAAAATCCCGCCTCATATGGTGCAGATGCTGGAGAAAGCCACGAATAACAACATTGAGCACCAGGGGCTGCAGTTTGTGATGTATACGCTGTTGGCCTGGCTGAAGCGTCATGAAGGCGCATTAATGCGCGATCTGCTTTTACCCAGCGAGCGCAGTGATCTGTACATTGAATTCAATGTTTCTGGCCTGCTGCGCGGTGATCAGAAGTCACGTTATGAATCTTATGCATTAGGCCGCCAGTGGGGCTGGTTATCGGTTAACGACATTCGCCGCATGGAGAACCTTCCACCCATCGCCGGAGGGGACAAATACCTGACGCCTCTGAATATGGTCGACAGTAAACAAATCTTACCTGGCGATAACACGCCAACAGCAAAACAACTGGCAGAGATCAACTCTATTCTGTCCAGAAACTGAATATCACCCGCAGTGCGGGCTGACCTGGTAAACATCATGACAAAAAATTTAATTAATCTGCCGCATCTGGCGGCTATGGTCTTTGGTGTACCACATTACGTGACACGACAGACAATGGATTCTGTAAAAGCTGTGCTGGTTCCCCGTATTCAGGGATTATCAGAAGAGGCTGGAATTCACATGACGCAGGATCCTGATAACAATCAGGCGCCAGATTTGGTTCAACCAGCTGGTGGAATGGCAGTTATTCCTGTTCACGGCATTCTGGTTCCGCGTCGTGGGCAAATTACTGCAATGTGTTCTGAACTTACCAGCTATGAGCGCATACGTAGCCAGGTGCATGCTGCATTAAATGACCCTTCCATCAGTGAAATTGTGCTGGATATAAATTCTGGTGGTGGTGCGGCGGTTGGATGCAAGGAACTGGCCGATTATATTTTCCAGTCACGTCAAACTAAGCCTATTACTGCAATTGTGAACTACAGCGCCTATTCTGCGGCTTACTTTATCGCTTCGGCCTGCAGCAAAATTGTAGTCAGTCAGACCAGTGGAGTCGGCTCGATTGGAGTGATCATGGAACACCTGGATACTTCCAGGATGGAAGAGCAAATGGGGTTAACATTCACCACGATTTTTCGGGGAGATAACAAAAATAACGGTACACAACATGAGCCGCTGAGTGAAGACGCACGGGGAATGTTCCAGAGGATGATTGACGATATGTACGAGACGTTTATTACCTCTGTAGCGGAATACCGGAAACTTGCCCCTCAGACGGTGATTAACACACAGGCCGGAATCTATTTCGGCGCTGATGCCATTTCTGCTGGTCTTGCTGATGAAGTTTCGGATCCTCAGTCCGCGATTAATGCCATTGCGGCAAAGTACAAACAACCTCAACAAACCACTTCCATAAAGTTGCAGGCAGCCGCGATGGACCTGCAAACCAGAATGTAACCCGGCGCTAACGCGTCATTACCAGAAAGCAGCCAACAGGCTGCTTTTTTTATGCCAAAAAGAGAGAAAAAACATGGATCATATTGAAGAATTGCGTCGTGAACGTGCGGGTATTAATCAGAAGGTTCAGGTACTGGCGGCAGTAGAAACTGGTGGCGGTACGCTGACTGCGGAGCAGTTAACCGAATTTGCCAGCCTGCAGCAGCAGTTCACGGATATCAGCGCCAAGATTGAGCGTCTGGAAGCGGCTGAACGTGCTGCAGCGCTTGTCGCCAAACCGGTTAAAGGCACACAGCAGACTCCAGGTATCAGCATTAAGGCTGAGCCAAAGCAATATACCGGCGCAGGCATGACCCGTCTGGTGATGTCGATTGCGGCAGCACAGGGTAACGTTCAGGATGCTGCTAAATTTGCAGCTGAAGAACTGAATGACCAGTCTGTCTCGATGGCCATCAACACTGCCGCCGCGTCAGGCGGTGTTCTTATTCCGCAAAACCTGCACAGCGAGGTGATCGAACTGCTGCGCGATCGCACCATCGTTCGTAAGCTGGGCGCGCGCTCCATTCCGCTGCCGAACGGCAACATGGCGCTGCCGCGTCTGGCAGGTGGTGCGACGGCGAGCTACACCGGGGAAGGCAAGGATGCGAAAACATCAGAAGCGCGCTTCGATGATGTGAAACTCACTGCGAAAACCATGATTGCAATGGTTCCAATCTCAAACCAGCTGATTGGTCGTGCTGGCTACAACGTGGAGCAGCTGGTCCTGCAGGATATTCTGACCGCGATCTCTGTTCGTGAAGATAAAGCCTTTATGCGCGATGACGGTACCGGTGATACGCCTGTCGGTATGAAAGCGCGGGCAACTGAGTGGAACCGCCTGCTGCCGTGGGAAGCTGCTGCAGAGGTTAATCTGCAGACGATTGATACCTATCTCGACAGCATCATCCTGATGGCGATGGACGGGAACAGCAACATGATCAGCTGCGGCTGGGGCATGTCGAACCGTACCTACATGAAACTGTTCGGGCTGCGCGACGGTAACGGTAATAAGGTCTACCCGGAAATGGCCCAGGGGATGCTGAAGGGATTTCAGATTCAGCGTACCAGCGCTATCCCGGCAAACCTCGGTGACGCTGGCAAAGAGTCGGAAATTTACTTCGCTGACTTTAATGACGTGGTTATCGGTGAAGACGGCAACATGAAGGTGTCGTTTTCGCAGGAAGCCTCCTATCAGGACGGGGACGGAAATCTGGTTTCCGCGTTCTCCCGTAACCAGTCGTTGATTCGCGTGGTGACGGAGCACGATATCGGCTTCCGTCATCCGGAAGGTCTTGTTCTCGGGACAAAAGTGCTGTTTTAACCGGTCCTGCACTCTGTGCGACCACGGTCGCACAGAGTAAAAGCACGTAATTGCCCAAGCCCGCAGCAGCGGGTTTTTTCTTTTCAGGAGCAAAACGATGACGACGAAAGCGGCAAAAGCAGCGGCAGCGGCGGTTGCAGCCGGTGATGTGAAAAAGCCGGATGAACTGACGCCGGAAAATACAGTGGACGGGGATGACGGTCAGAATACTGCAGCGGGTTCAGGTGATACAGGTGTTGATCTGACCGGAAGTGAAACAAACGGGGCCACGGTCCTGACGGGAGCAGAAGTGATGCGGAAAGCGGTTTTTTTCCTGGGACCCTATCATCGTTATTCACGCGGTGATACGGCCTGTTTTGATACTGAGTACGCAGAAAAACTGGTTGAACGCCATATTGCGGTATGGCCAGAAGATGCGGAAAAGGCGCTGAGTCCCCGCAAGGGAGCCGATGACCATGATACTGACATTGGATGATGTGAAAACCCAGCTCCGTCTGGAGCCGGATTTCACGGAGCATGACGACATGCTCACTAAAATGGTGGCGGCAGCGCAGAAGAGTATTGAGCGTGACTACTACTGCAAACTGGTGGGAAGCGATGACGAACTGCAGGCGCTGCCGGAAGGGGTACGCGGTTTTGTGGCGGATGAAGATATCCAGCTGGCCATGCAGTATCTGGTCGGGGATGCGTATCTGAATGGTTTCACTGGTCAGTGGCTGGAGACGGCTGCGGTCCGGCACCTTCTTTTCCCGTTGCAGGAGAACACGGTATGAGCCTGAAGCCGGAAGAAATGACCTGCCGTCTTTCGATTGGGTATATGCAATCCGGCCGGGGGCCGCTGGGTGAACATCTGCCGGAACAACTGGTCGCGACCGGGAAAGCCTGGGCGAAGCGCGAGCTGGTGTCGGGCAGAAAGGTCCGCACACTGGATCAACAGCAGGTTGTTGAAACGTGTCTTTTTACCACTCATCCGAACCTGAATATTGATATCGACTGGAAAATAACGACGTCTGACCGGGTT